AGACAGTTTTGCTTTGTTGTTCCATACGATGTGTATGACCAAAGAGCGTGGAAATATTTGGATTAGAATTCGCATATTGAGCAGCCGTAGAGCCAGATGCATTAGCCCTATCGCCATGCATAGCACGAAGACGCTTATTAATCCAATGTGCAGCAGCTGGATACCCATCAATGAACTCCACTCCCAATTCATCACAACGCAATAGATTTTGAAGACTTAGCACTGGCCAAGACTCCGGCATGTTAGCTACCTTAATCCCATAAGCAGCAGCAGCGTTATTGTTAATAAAGCGGTTAAGGCGCTTATCGTGATTTCCCTCCAGAAGGATGATGCGGGCGTCACTACCTGCGTTCGCCCTTTGCTCAGCAAGGAAGCGATGGCCACGATTAATAGCAAGTTGAGCAGTATGAGCAAAATTTTGTTCCTGTTCGTAAGTTCCGTACATTGGAAGGTCTAGGAAATCACCTAGATTAATTACTTGATCTAGTGGATGACCATGGTCCAAGCCAATAATCTGTAGGGCCACATCCATGGCATCTTCATCATGGAATGGATCTAGTGTGCCATCCTCATATTTGCGGTACCCAATCTGTGGATCGGGCAAGGCAACAGCAACCTTCCAGCCACTGCTGATCAAAGCAGGCGTGGGGGTTGGTTTTGGATTTATGACTACAGGATCTGCAGGCTGTACTGGTTGCCAAGCTGGTCCTTCTCCCCACTTAGGCGAGAGAATAATCTTGGTATCGTCTGGGTTATTAGAAAGGCTTACCTTACTAATCTTACCCACGTCGTCTGCACTGAGGCCATTAGCCTTAAGCAGTTTTTCGATGGAGCTTAAAGCACCATCGGCTTTAGCGGTATTATAGGCGTCTTCTAGCGACATGCACAGTTTCCGTTTCTATGTTCCTTGAGTGATGTTAGTCCGAATGTTGCACCTGCATTTTTGTACAGCGTAAATAGACTCCTCGTAGAGAAGTCGTCATCATTAAGTGATTCTATAAAGGCTTTTAGATCAGCCTCTGTGAGAGTTGTAGCCCAGGCGCCAACAACGCACTTGTTTGCTACATTGGTATTTTCTTCTTTTGCTTTTGAATACAAAGCAGTTAAACTCATGTTGCCCCCCAACTCTGAATAGCAGGGTAACAAAATTACCCTGCTTCCAGTATAACCGATTTAGTAAGAAGTTTCCATTCCTTCTGACCATGAGTCCTTCTGACGAATGACTGATGGGTTTACAATGCGACCGTTAGCTTGAGTCAATCCAGCTGCTGGTTCGGTCTGTGGTGCGTAGCTGGCCTTAACGCCATACTTAGCACCTAGGCGCTCTTGTCCTGCATAAGGACGGTTTGCACGAACACCTGGATTCTGTACTGCTGGATCGGCAGACTGATTAGAGGTGTGCTTTACAAGCGTACCCTTTTCAGGCTTAGCTGAAGGTGAGGTGAATGAAACTCCTGCACCCTCTGACTTGCGGCCTTGAGTATTCTCAGCTGCTACTGCAGCATCGATATCTGATTTTGCCATGTTGGTACCTAACTGTTTAGAGATCTCTTGGTACTAATGATAGGTTAACTTACCGAGATTGTAAAGACTATCGCTGAGATGTTGCCATCTCTAGACTCTACCGTGGTAAATCCTGGTCGGCAGTTTAGATCTAGTCCACGAGGGGCTACATAGCCTCTAGCGATTGCGATTGCCTTTACTGCCTGGTTTACTGCTGAAGCTCCTACTGCCCGGAGCTTAATCTGTGGGGCCTCATATAGTGCATGAGCAATAGCTGAGCCTACAGCTTGGGCATTTGATCCTGCGCTTACACGCAAGAAGTTATCTTCTTCTGTCAATTTGTGGTCCTTTAGGTTCGATTTTTAGTCGCCCACCTAAAGGCATATATTACGGTGTATCTCCGTATCCCGCATCCCTAATTAGGGAGACAAAATCTTCTAATCTGAGGCACACCATAAACTCCCCCACAGAGGCCTCTCCCTGCCCGTTTAAGCGGAGAACAACAACCGGTAGGTCATCTGCCTTAGCTCTTTCTTTAAGCTGCTTCATAGCCCCGCTAGGGTTGAAATCAGCCCGTGCTTTGACTTCCCAGTCTATGCCTACAGTACCGGTTATATCTGTGCCAGCTCTACCGGCCCCAGTACTTTCTGCAAATGGAAAGCCACGCTTAGCTAAGTACTCAGCTACTAGCTTCTGTGTCCGGTAACCCCGGTGCTTCCTGCTCTGGCTTGGCACGAAGACCCTCCCTATCTAGATACTCGTCAATCATCTTTTGATTATCAGCCATCTCAGCTTCAATCATAGCGATCTGTCCCTCAGTAAGCTTATCTTTTCCTGCCTCAAATAGCTGCTTACCAAGCTCTTGAGCTTGCATGAATACCGCCATGTTATAACGTTCACGAGCTTTGAGGAAAGCCTGTTGCTCAGCCCTGCGGGCCTCAATTTTTTCCTGACGCTTACTCACTGGCATTATGCAGTGAACCTCCTGGTTCTTGATCTCATGCCGCCACCATCTGATGTGCGACGAGTTAATTCACGAGAAACCAACTGCGAATCCCTTTCAACACTGAGAGTCTTAGTCTCAATAAGCTTACGGAAAGCGTACTTAATATCTAGCTCGTGCTGTAGTTCCTGTACGGCTTCGCTGCTTGCAATCTGTGCCTTAATTAAAGCAACTCGGTCACCTTTAGATCCGGTCCAGTTCTTGATCATACCGGCAGCTTCAGCGTTATCTAATGCACGCTGAGCCTCTCTCTCATTAATAATAGCAATAGCTTGAGCACCGGCAAGGTGATCATTCCATTGTGTGAACTGTACGAATAGATCCATGAGGCCTTCGTCATCTAGCTCAGTAATATCTCTAGGCAATGAAGGAATATCTTCTTCAGGCTTGGCTGTCAAGGAGAACCCAAGCTCATTCATTGACGCTAATACATCTCTACTAATACTCATCCCAACTCCTTCTCAATGGCTTGGATAGTAGGGCAGGGGTAAGGAATAGCCAAACTATTTTCTTTAATGTCTACAGAACAATGGAAACAAGTTCCACCGCCTTTTGATAAATCAATGTCCACGAACGCAGGAGCGTAAGGTCTATGTAATTCCACTACTGCACGAAGGGCTGAATAAGCAGCGCCAACTTCAGTACTGTTTTCCCAAGATAGCTTTTCGTCTAGGTGCTTGAGCAATTCATCGTGTGTCATTTTGCCTCCTGAAATGGGGCGCAACGTTTACACCCTTTCTCTATATCAATACTGCATAGCGGTGGGCGATCATTTTCTGCTGCCCATGCTACGTCTAGAGCCTTGTCAAAGATTTCTTTAGTGAACTCAGGATTGTATTGAACAATGAATTCTTTATATTCTTGGTTTGCCTTAAGCTCGTAGATGAATACGATTTCTTTAGGGGCATCAGGCAATAGACCTTCTTCTACCATAAGGTGGCAAAGGTGTAGGTATACCTGTCCTTGAAGTTGGTGAGAACGGAAAGGCGTCTTAACGTTTTTCCATGCCTTCTCTACATTGTCCTCAGATTGGGCCATAAGAGCCGGAGCTTCCATTCTAAGACCACCGGAACCAATAGACTTAATCTCAATTAGGCAATCATCTCCAAGGCCTTTAATCCAGCCGTCAGCGTGTCCACGGATCATGTGCTTATCGCTACTAAGTGGAACTTCTTTGTACTCAATAGTATTGGCTGCGTAGCCTACTAAATCTTTAGAGGTGGCCCAAGTGTAATCTTTAGTTTTGGAGTCATACCACTTACCGTAAAGCACACCCATTTCTTTAAACCAGGTTTGCCACTTACTGTGGATAAGATGTCCCTCTGCAAAGATAGAAGCTAACCTAGCGGTAGGTTTATCACGGGTCTCTACGTAGTTACCCTTAATAGCGTGGTACTGTGCTAGCGCACACCAGTCGTCCTTGATGATATCTGAGGGATGAATATAGCTCATATCACGATCATCGAAAGGACGTGACAATACGTGGCGCTCTACTGCGCCCATAAGCCTAGTCTCTCGCTTGTTAGCTGTAAGAAATGCCTTTAGATCTTTACTGGCAATAGTCTTAGGTTTGCCCATACTTTCTGCCCTCTTTCTCCAACCACTCTTCTAGAGTGATCCCCTGTTTTTTAATTCTACGCTCAACAGCATTGCGTTCTCTGTGGGACATACCACCGAAAATACCATGTTGCTCTGCATTCAGTATAGCTTCCTTTAGACACTCTTGTCTAACCGGGCACGGGGGCCTACCATCCTTACCCCAACAAATTGCTTTTGCTTTGTCTGCAATAGGTTTATACAACGCCTTATCACGTGGAGGAAAGAAGATTTCTGTGTCTTCTCCTTGACACTTTGCATCATAGCGCCACGTCCATGAGGGGTCGTCACTGTAACGTAATACCAATTATTCACCTTGTTCATCGTGGCCCCCCACACCCTTATTGTACATTGCATCGGTTAATTCATGAAAATGGTTCTCTAGAAGGATGACATAGTCCTCCCCATCCAGATGAAATGCCAGTACTGGCTCTCTGCTATCTAGGATGGCCTCTTTAGTAATCTTTTCTAGGACTTCTGATTGGATACTAAAGGACTTCTTGGACGTCCACTTATGCTCAAATAGGTAGTGATCATTACGCACATCGCCCTTCCGAGACCAAAAGGCCCCGGAAGCAGCGCTGCGAACTCCACCAGTAAGCTTGGCTAACCTCTTCTCATGCTTGAGGGACTGCCTCTGACCCTCACTCTTCATCAGGAGACTCCAACATCAGGGCCGGACTATTCCTAAGGGTATCCATAACGGCGGCGCTGATCTCAGCACTGAGGTCAACCTCTTCTCTCAAAGAGTCAATTAAAGCCTGAGCACCTTGCCATTTGCGATCCTTATAGTACATCCAACCTCCACGGCGTTCTACGATGCCATTGAGGATAGAGAGAGCGACGATTTCCTTACCGGTATCGTAGCTGCCTGCATCTACTGGACCACCATCAGCAAAGTAGAAGTCTAGGTATGCAGTCTGTTGTGGTGGGTAGGTCTTGTTCTTAATAGTACGGACACGGATAGTTTGGCCTACACGCTTCTTCTCCTGTCCTGTGCCTACCTCAAGCCAATCGTCGCGCTTTACTTCGCAACGAACGCTGTAGGCATAGTCTTTGCCAAGACCTCCCGGTGTTGTACGAGGATCGCCATGCATGACGCCAATCTTCATACGGTATTGATTAATCATAATGCCCAAGATTGGGCGCTCACTAGCAATAAGATCTCGCTTAGTAGCTGAAGCCACCTTACGGAAGAACTTATTAGTGATTAGAGCTCCTCGTCCAACGGTGAACTCTTCCATGTGTTTTTCGTCTTCCGCACTAGGAACGAGAGCAGGAAGGCTGTCAACAACGACCATATCAACAGCTTTGCTTTCCATGAATTGAATAACCGCATCGAATGCGTCCTCCATACTGTTAGTCTCTACAAGCAGTACTCGTGAAGTATCTACCCCACAAAGTTCTGCATAGTCTGGATCGAAATCTTCAGCAGCGATCCATACTGCTGTAAACTCTGGATTGATAGCTTGGTTAGCAGCAATTGTCCTAAGAGCAAGAGCTGTCTTACCGTGTGAAGCTTCGCCTACCAATTCTACCCAACGGTTCATAGGCCAACCTCCGCCAAGAACTACGTCAAGAGTTAAGGAGCCTGTAGGGATTCTTGCAGGAAGTGTTACCTCACCGGCAGTAACAACAGTGCCTGCACCCAGCTTCTTATTAATTTGGGCAGCAATCTTTAGCGCCTCTGAGTTGATTGTCATTGTCATTAACCGATCCTATCTACGATGATGTTTGGATTAAAGCCGCTTCCTTGTGCAGGTTGTTTAGCAGGAGTTGCCGCACCACTACTGCTGCTTGGCATGCCTGCTCCACTTCCTTGTTGAATCTTTGGATAGCCACAGTCATAGCAACGCATAACGTCAAAGGAGCCGTTCTGTGTAGACTGCACCCCGACCTTCATATAGTTACCGCTATAACAGTTTGGACAGCTTGTGGCTTGGTTCTGGCTTTGAGCCTTGGTTAAGGTTTGATCTGTCTTAGGATCATAGGTAACTGGAGCGTTACCTTGTGCAGGCCTATAGACTGTGCCTTGACTTGGACCTGTAGCCGGAGTGCTACTCGGTGCGGGTTGAGCCCCGCCTAATTTTTCTGCCCACCAATTACTCGCCATGAACTTTTTTTCCCCTCTGTTCAATTAGGCCTAGATTAAATAATGTGGATACACAAGATAGTGTAGAAGACAAGGACACCAGCCTAAAAAGCTTTGCCAGGTTTTCTATATCTTCTATACCATACTTCTCTAAATCATCGGCGCTTTTATCTTCAAGAAGGTACGCCGATATAGCAATCTTGGAACAAATCTCTGCGTGAGAATCAATGAATGGAATTAGCTCAGAGAACTTCTCAAGACGGTCTTGACTTGCCCGCTCTTCCATTTCTGCAACCTCATCGGAGATTGGAGGAAGTCCCATAGCGTCTGCTATTTCTTCAGCAGGCATCAGCATTGAATCGTAGATAACTTGCCTAATCAATACTGGCAAGGGCAGGTGGGTAACCCTATTGTCTTCAAAGACAACCCTAGGACTCTTCTTACGCTTAAACCTATCAAACATTACTTAGCCTCTCCCCAACGTTGTACAGTCTTAACCTCTGCGATCATAGGGATGTTAAGAGCATTGATACCTTCCATAGCTTCACGGATTGCCGCTTCAGTTTCTTCTGCAAGATTGTCAGGAGTAACTGTAACCAGTTCATCGTGGATAGTAAGAATAAGACTTGCCTCATCCGGGATCATTTTGTTTGCCCTAATCATAGCAAGCTTAATCAAATCGGCAGATGAGCCCTGGATAACTGTATTAAAGGCTTGACGTTCTGCTCTAGATCTTTCCCACTGCACACTGGACCGTAGGTCTGGTAGATACCTGCGACGACCCATATAGGTAATGGCGTAAGGTATTGGAGCACGGTTGCGACTCTCGCTAATGATTTGCTTCTTGTACCTAGCTACAGAAGGGAACTTGTGAACGAACTCATCAAGTAAGTTCCTAGCCTCATTAACAGAGACACCAATAGAGTTAGCAATCTTGTCTGGTCCCACGCCGTACATCATTGCCAAAACTAGCTGCTTAGCAGCGTCACGGTTTACTCCGACAGTGTTACCGATAGTGGTATAGATATCTTCTCCCTCAAGATAGGCACCACACATAATGCGGTCCTTACTAAAGGATGCAAGAACACGAGGTTCAATCTGTGAGTAGTCGGCCACTACAAGCTTGTAACCCTCTGGGGCTATAAACAAGTTTCGGATAGCCTTACCATTCTTAGTACGTGGGTTAGGCACGTTCTGAAGGTTAGGATTACGACTGGAGAAACGGCCGGTCTCTGCACCGTACTGAATGAAGTCAGTGTGGATAC